GATCGTTTGACATTGGCTCTGGAACATCTGTCTCTGCAAAGAATCTGGCCATCATCAACGCAGAAGGAACTCAAAATACTTTTTGGAAGCCAATTGTTGATGGTGAAGTCATCACCCTTGCTGTTGATGGAGATTATCTGTATCTAGGAGGTTCCTTCCGATTTGTTTCTGACACAGGAAGATTCTTTCCTGCAAACTCGATTCGTTCAGTAACTGATGTGCACAACGCAGCATGTTACAAAATTGCTGTCACGACAAGCCCGGTTCTCGAAACAAACTGGCTTCCTGTGTTCAATGGTCCTGTCACAAGATTCGCGTTTCATGACTCTGCTTTCAACAGTTATGTGTACTGTTATGGAAAATTCACACAAGTAAACTCAACAGATGTTCGTTACTTGGCTGCAGTCGAAAAAAGTTTCAACAACAATTCTGTTGGAAACAGTGCATCATGGAGCACCAACATCGAAACTGGTCCAGAGTCCAACAATCAAGGAATTGTTCGCTTTGGCAAATCTTTGATCGTGGGAGGAACATTTCTTCGCGTGAACAATCAACTCAGATATCATCTCGCACGGTTCAATGGAGTTGATGAAACTCTTTCTACCGTATCGCTGTCTTCAGTCGTGTGGGACATTGGATCTCAGTTGTGTGCTCCAGGCAACAGCTTGACCACCGACTTCACTGTATTTTCGAGTGTTACTGCATATCCCGGACGGTACGGAACCGTGAACGAAACAACAGCATCTGTGGACCCAGCAGTATTTCAAGGATATTCTGCTGGAGATTTGATGAAATTTTTTGTAAGACGTCCGAAGAACTCCGGAACATTTGGTCTTCCTGTTCATATAGTGGGTTGGAAAGTGAATTTCGTGGAATAATTAAATGCATGGCTCTTAATGGTATTCCAATTTCTGAAGATCAATGCATTGGTGATTCTTTGTTGATTATCAATTCTTCCTTCCAATCTCTAGATGCTCGGTCAACGACTCTTTCTTCAAGTCTGAAAACGACTTATACGGACTTGACTGGAAACGGATCAACAACGTCTTTTGTGTTCAATGGATACAGCACTGATCAACCAGAAAGGTACCTGGTTCATGTTGGAGGATTGTATCAGCGTCCGGGCTTCGACTATACAGTATCGTCTGGTCACGTGAATTTCACGATTCCTCCTCCCAACGGATCAACAACAAGCGTTCTTGCTTTGTTCTAACAATATTTTATGGCTACTTTGATCCCCGTTCTTACTGGAACTCCTGGACAACCTCCTTCGTACAACGTAGGAATGGCTGAGACGTTTTCTTGGATTCCTGTTGATAATGACGTCAACAGGCCCTTGTTTGCTCGAGCAGGATACATCACCAATCTCAAGGATATTACCATTTCTTTGTCTGCTTCAGAAGTCACGATTGGAGGAGTTGAAATCACAGATGGATCAAATCATGCCATCAAAGCAACGGTGTCTTCTTCCGGAACTGGCACCAACAGTCTGAATGTAGTGAACACAGCTCCTGTTGCATTGAAAGACGCAACAGGAAACAACGTTTCTGTTGTTCCTGCAACATCATCTCTGAACGTAAACGTCACAAATCCAATTGTGGCCACAGTGGCTGGTTCTGGAATTCCCGTTAGCTTTGCTCATACTACAAACTTTGATGCATTTGGACGTTTGAGGACATCAAATCCTTTGACACTATTTGATTCCTCACATCGCTATCAAGACAATAGTTTGTGGAATTCTTTGACAGCTGTTGGAGGATCTTGTGTTTTCAATCAAAATCAAGGCCTTGTTGATTTGACTGTAAACAGTCTGTCTGGATCATGTGTTGCGAGAGAAACAACAAAGGTCTTCAGTTATCAAGCAGGAAAAAGCATGTTGGTCATGAATACGTTTGTCATGGCTCCTTCTGCGAACAATCTGCAACAACGCGTTGGATATTTTGGCCAAAACAATGGAATCTATCTGCAGCTTGACGGAAGCACGCTAAGTTTCGTTGAAAGAACTGGAGTCAATGGAGGAACAGCACAAACAGTTGTTCCAATGTCTGCTTGGAACGGAGATCAATTGAATGGCCAAGGTCCTTCAAAACAGACTTTGGACATCACAAAAGCTCAAATTTTTTGGATGGACATTGAATGGTTAGGAGTCGGAACGGTTCGTACAGGATTTGTGATCAACGGAGAGTTTGTGCTGTGCCATTCGTTTCACCACGCAAATTTAATCAACTCTACCTATATCACAACTGCATGCTTGCCTCTGCGGTATGAGATCACCAATCTGGGAGCCACTGGAGGATCTCATACTCTCAAGCAAATATGCTCGACTGTGATTTCAGAAGGCGGTTACGAACTGAGAGGAACACAACAAGCAGCAGGAACTTTGATCACTGCTCCCAAAGATCTTCCCACAGCTGGTACTTTGTATCCTGTAGTATCAATTCGATTGAAATCTGCTCGTCCCGATGCAATTGTCATCGTATCGGCTTTGTCTGTGCTGGGAATTACGAATAATGTGAACTACAATTGGAAGCTTGTTGCTGGAGGAACAACTTCAGGAGGAAGTGGATGGACAAGTGCTGGAGCAAATTCATCAGTAGAATACAGATTGGATGCCACTTCCATAACAGGAGGACGGATTCTGGCCAATGGGTTCACGCAAGGATCTAATCAAGGGTCCTCGTCTGTTGACATACTAAGAGATGCATTGTTCCGTTTTCAATTGGAGCGAGATTCTTTTGGCGGAACAATGCATGAGATGACTCTGGTTGTTGCTGCTGGCACTGACGGAGCAGATGTTCTTGGTTCTTTGGACTGGGAAGAGATCAGCAGATGACAATTTTGATTAAATAACCTTATGGCCAATTGCACAGGAGACAATCTAGTTCAATATATTGACAGAACAGAATGCGTGGGAAACTCACTGGTCAAGATCAATTATAATTTTGGAAATCTAGACACAGCTGTGTGCAATTTGGCTAGTGATGTTGCTCGAATTGGAAACATCAGTGCATTGAATTCTTCTAGCATTGCAATGCATTTTGATAACGACACCAGATCTCTCAGTGCTGATTTCAACGGAAAGGTGTCAAACGAAAATGGAGGAGCAGGAAGTATCACCGGTATTTTGAAGGCAGTTAATGGAGTAGTTGCTCCAGCCATAGCAAACGTTGATTATGTTACTCCTTCTGCTCCTCCAAACTTGACAGGGGACATCACTTCAATTGGTTACTCAACAAGCTATTCCCAAATAGTTCCATCATCAAAAGGAGGAGCAGGTACAGTGAATGGGATTCTCAAAGGAAATGGAGCAGGTGTCGTGACAGCTGCAACGCCTGCAACAGACTATTATGTTCCTGGAACAAATTTAGTATGCGCATCTCTCAGCGCATCAGGAACAGTTAGAGCAACTGGAGACATAATTGCGTTCAGTGCCTCTGACGAACGACTCAAGACAGATATAGTGCAATTGACCGGGTGTCTAAACAAGTTGTCTGAAGTTCGAGGAGTATCATATGCGTGGAATGAAGATGTTCAGACCATTCACCAAGGATCAGACGTAGGTGTGATTGCTCAAGAAATTGAGAAAGTATTGCCTCAAGCAGTTACTACTCGTGATGACGGTTACATGGCAGTGAGATACGAAAAACTTGTTCCTTTGTTGATTGAGTCCATCAAAGAACTCACAAACAGAGTGGAACAACTAGAGTCATCACAACAAAACGGCTGTGTTCAATGCAAGTGTCGCTGAATAAGGAGCGTTGCTTCCAGCACCGTCGTCATCGAACAACACTGTGGTTTTGTATTGAATTATCCATTTGATTCAGTAGGATTATTTCCGTGATGGGCCCAGAAGATTACATTGCCGTGCAATTAGTTATTCTCGAGGACAAAAACAAGGGAGGGTCTTTTGAACCCTCCCTCGTTGGTTATGCAAAAGTAGATGATTTCACTCTACCTCGACATCAATATCGATTGTTTCAGGTTGAACAACTGGAATCACTACTCGAAGCAACCCATCCTTGTATGACGAAGTGATGTTCTTTGAATTCACTTTTTCATCCAAGTTGAATGTCATGCTTCCTTTTCTTTGACTGATTCCTCGTTTCAGAAACGTCACTGTGTCTGAAGCAGGATCTTTCTCTTTCGAAATGTTGATGTGCAGTTGTCCGTCTCGGACCTTGACATCAATGCTTTCTTTGCCTACTCCAGCAAGAGCAACTTCGACCTCATATCGAACGTCTTCTCCTTGTTTGTTTTTGACTTGAACTACGTTGTATGGATACACAGCATTTGGAACCTCGAACGCTTTTTCGAAGTCTCCGAACACGTGTTCGAGCCAATTGTTGTTGAACAAAGCAGGGAGTTGACGAACTCGAAGAGCCTGATTTGCAGTAGATGGGGTTGGATAACCCCCGGGATGGTATGTTGTTAGTGTTGTCATAACTTTTAGTCTATGTTTTGTTGTTTGCTGACCTCAAAGAGCATCAGCAATTTTATTTATCATTTTTTCCTAGCATAATTCAACAAAAAAAAGACCCTCTCCTGAAGAAGAGGGTCTGAATTACAGAAGGTTGGTTTGTTAGTGACTATTTTCCACGAACTTGTACAGCTCAGCAGCTCGCACGAGAATGTCTTCAGATTTTGGAAACAAAGATTCAATCAGTGTTATGTCAAACTCTTGCTTGTTGTTGTATGCTTCATTCGTTGCTACTCCAATCTTGTGGTTGTATTGACCGACAAGGTCATCATGGGCCATTCTCAATAGTTCCAGACGGATTTCGTATGCGTTTTTGTTGCTCATATGTTTTGTGTTTGTGTTTATGTTTTGTGCAGCGTTGTTGCTGCATCAATTATTTAGCACCAAAATCCAACCAGTCAACAAATCAAGCTTCGCAGGACTTACAAGTCAGAATGTTTCTTGCTAGGCCTTGAACAGGAGAACTCGAACGTTGATAGTAGAAGCTCTTGATTCCTTGTTCCCATCCAAAGATCAACAGCTCGTTCACATCCTTTGGTTTTGCATCATGAGGAATCATGAGATTCAGGCTTTGGGTTTGATCGATGTACTTCTGCCGCTGAGCAGCTTGGATCACAATTTCTTTCTGTGAAATTTCTCCAAATGTTTTGAAAACATCCTTCTCGTGTTCCGTCAAGAATTCTAGATGCTGAACAGATCCTCCGTGCTCAAGAATTGATCTCCATGTATTGTCGGTGTTTTGATTCTTCGATTCAAGAAGTTCAACGAGATCTGGATTTCTGTAACTGAAACGACCTTTGGCAAGATCCTTTGAATAGTAGTTTGAATTCAGAGGCTCGATTGACTGAGACACTTGACCTGCGATGAAACTCGATGAAGTAGTTGGAGCCAAGGCGAGTGTAGTTGTATTTCTTCTTCCGTATCCTTGCAACAATTCTGGTTCTCCAAAAATCTGAGCCAGTTCTTCAGTAGCTTTGTCTGTACGTGCTCTGATGATCTTCCAGATCTCTACATTGAGCATCTTTGCTTCAAATGATTCAAACGAAATCATCTTGGATTGCAGCAAAGAATGCCATCCCAGAACTCCTACTCCAAGTGCTCGTTGTCTGAGGGCAAACTTGCGAGGAGCCTCCATGAATTCCATTCCTTCTGTCTTGTCAATGAATTCTGACATGACAGCGTCGAGAAAGTATACCATCGTCTCGATAGCATCAGTGTCCTTGAGCTCATCCCATCTGAGCAAATTGATGGAAGAAAGATCGCAAACAAACGACTCGTCTTCTGAGTTGGACAAGCAAATCTCTGCGCAAAGATTCAGATTGTTGATTCTTAGACCTTTGTCCTTGTATACCTGCGGTGCATTATTGTTCACTGTGTCAGAGAACATGATGTATGGATATCCAGTTTCAAAGCGTTTCTGAATGACCTTGGACCAAATTTTTCTCTTGGCTTTGTCTCCGTCAATCATGGATTGCATCCATGCATCAGAAACGCACACAGCAAACGACATTTCTTGAATTTCGTGTCCCACTGAGTGAAGCTCAAGAAATTCTTCAATGTCTGGATGATCAACAGGAAGATATGCAGCAAACGAACCTCTTCTGACATTGCCCTGAGATACGACATTCATCATCTTGTTGTACATCTCCATGAACCGGACCGCGCCAGTTGATTCTCCTCCTGAGGAAATTGGAGCCCCTCTTCCTCTGATTGCTCCAAAGTACGCAGAAGTTCCTCCTCCATGCTTGGTCATGATGGCGCTTTCAGACAGTTTGTACATGATGCTGTTCATACAGTCTCCTATATAAGAACCAAAACAAGAAATCGGGAGGCCTCTTTCTCTTCCAAAGTTTGAGATGATGGGAGAACTGATTGAATAGAATCCTCTTGACAGATAATCTTCAAACTTGTCAGCAAAGCCTTTGATTTTAAGATATTTTTCAGCAGTTTGTGCAATGTCTTTGAATCTCTGGATTGGCTCTTCTCCTTCAAGGAGATAGCCTCCTTTCAAGAACTTCACGGAGTCTTCGTTGAGCCAATAGTATTTTTCAAGTTTTTTCATAAAATTATGTTGTAGCGAACAAGAGATGGTAACCTTCCCGTTCTTCTGTGCATGTGTCCACAAATGTGTTCGGAAATCTGTGAGACAAAAAGTTATCAATCAGCATCTGGTAGAACTTTTTTCTTTTGTCTTCTTGCGTGTCCACTCTCATTCCAATGATCTTGATGTTATCAATGTTTCGATCAGACCAGCTGTTGAGCATGGCATTTTTCAAAGCGACGAACAATTCTCTTGATGACATTCCAACTTTGCCTGTGAAATGAGTGTCGTTCTCTTCATCTTTGAACATGATCATACACACTACATCGTTTTTATCAAGCTTGTCAGAGAGTTGTCCATACACATCTGATATCATATTTTCGTCCTTGATCTTTGCTGATGCTTTCTTTGTCTGCAAAAAGTCACGTGCTTTGCTGGGCCTGATGTAATTCAAATGCAAGGAAAACTTCAATCCATTGTGCAGAACAATCTCATAAACATCTTCATGTCCATCTTTTGTCAGAACATCAGAACCCGTTTTGTTGAAGCTCTCAAGGATGCATTCTAGCTCTGGATTGCTGCTTGACCAATTAATCAGATTGGTTTGATTGGTCAAAAATTTGTTCCAGTCAAATTTGTCTTCGTCTACGCTGAAGTAGTCCACTTGACATATGGATTCATATAATGCTGCTATCTCCTTGTCGTCTTTGGTTGCCATAACAGCGTTGATTAGAACAGATCGTCCTCGTCAAATGACTTGTTGCTTCGAGAGTAGTCAGTAGGTCTGGCAAAGAAAAAGTCAGACTGAGTATTTCCTAGCAACTCTTCATCGAACCATGCTGTTGTCTTGAGTAGTTCTTCATCAACTTCAAAAATTGTCTTGAAGCCAATCTGATCAAGAGACTTGTTGATGCGGTTCTTGATGAACTCTTTGAGAATAGGAGCAGTGAGTCCAGGTTCTTGGATACCATTAACCATCCAATCAACAATCTTGGATTCAGCTTTGAATGCTTCAAGGGCTTCTTCTGCGATCTTTTGTTCGAGTTCCTCATCAAACATCTCTGGATATTGCTCTCTGATGGTGTTGATGATTTTGATTCCGATCAGAGCATGCAAGTTCTCTTCGTTGCGAGTGTATTTGACTTGCTGGTCAGCATCCTTGAGTACGTTCTTGAATCGTGCAAACCAGTTGATGACATAGAATTGAGAAAACAAAGAAACGTTTTCTACAAATAGTGTGAACAGAATCAAAGCATATAAATATTGCTTTTTGGAGTCCTTGTAGAATTTGTGAGTATACTTTTTGAGATATTTCACTCGGCCTTGGATCCACTCGAGTTTGAGATTTTCTTCGAATACTTGCTCTAGTCCCAGCTCAGAAATCAAACGCTCATAAGCATTGTTGTGAATCACTTCAGTATTGGCCATGACATAACCAAGGTCCTGCAAAGAGGGATGAGGAAGATTTTCTCCAAGTTTGGCCCAAAAGGTTTTGACAGCAACTTCAATTTGTCCAATAGCAGAAAGAGTTCGGACAATAATTTCTCTTTGTTGGTCTGTCAAAGACACTTTGAAATTTTGCACATCAGCCTTGAAGTTGAACTCTTTATCCGACCAGAAACCGGAATGAATCGCTTCGACGAATAACTCCGTCCAAGGGAACAGGTTAGGCTTGCGAGCAATTTGTTCTTCAAATATTTTAGGGGTTGTGTTCATAAATTTTAAGATAGTTCGGTCTCACAGGAAACAAAGTGAATATATCACAGTAAGCATTAGGCTTGAATTCAAATGATTCATCAAGATACAGCTCTTCATTTGAGATGCCTGCTGGATCTACTTCAAATGATACCATGTGTTTGTGTTCGGATCCTTTGTCGGTAATTCTTTCCGACAATCTTTTTGAGAGTACAGGAAGATGCTTGCTTGGATTGTTTGTCGCAAATAGATAGATTCTGTTTCCTGTATGAGCAAACGATGTTCTGCTCTGCTTTGCATTCAGTCCTCGTTGGAGGATTTTGTTTGCTCTATCAGCTTCTGTAACATGAAAGATCCTGTATCCCTTGAGATATTCTTTGTTGATCGTCACTGGATATTTTGGCTCGAATTGATACAGATCCAAATCGTCGGAGTATATGGAGTGACTGATCAAAGAATATCCTTGACGCACAAGTATTCTGTCAAGTCCTTTGTGGTGCTTTTTGAACTGCTCTGGATTCTTCACCAAAATTGTAACGGTGTTTGGCTTTCCGTATTTGTATGTTTTTGGTGTATCAAGCAACGGAACGTCTTCCACTGCTGTGATAAAATCATTGAACAAACGAAACAGATCAGACTTCAGGCTATTGGAACCATATGACACCACAAGACCTTCCCTGAGCGCATCTAGTTCAAACGCGCGCTTGAAGAAGCTCGAGCCTAAAATTCTTGAGATGTGGTGTTCGAATTCCATTTTTGGTTAATTTTGGAGACAGAGGGTGCCCGTTGATTGTACTGAGAGTTCTTTGGATTTCTAGCGCTTTGGCTTGAAATTTCCTCCGCCTGGCTGGGTATCATCCCACTTGTTGGCGCCTGGAAGTTGAACGTTTTTGTCGGTCAGATTGACGTTTGCTTTGATGTCAGAGTCTGTTTTGATTTGCTCTGGACCATGAATATTGTTTTTGCGACGAAGACTGTCAGGAATTGGCCCTCTTCCCTCGTCTCTGATCGAAGCGTCTTCGATAACTTCAATAGGAACAGTCATAGGATTGCGGAACAATCCAGGAGCATATTCAATGTACACGTCTACAAACAATCCAGCAGGAGACTCTGTTCCGTTTCCGTAATTTTGAGTAGTTGTTGGATAGATGGACTTGATGGCTCCAATGCGAAGATTCAAGTCGAATGAAGGCTCTGAGCACGTTTTGACGATGTCTTGAAACGATTGAGCACGACTTTTCACATACTCGTGTTTCAAGGCATCTGATCTGAAGCGGATCCGATCTCCTACGCAATATCCTCCGGTCTGGAACCGCTCCAATTCTTTTTCAAAGATAACATCAAATTGACTCATGATCTTATTTATCAGATTTGTTTTCAAAAAGCAGTTTGTGTTTCAGTGATTGCTGGATTTTTCGTCATCGAGCTCGTTTTGTTTCTTTTGCAAAATTTGTGTTGTGTTTTGATTAAATAATTGAATGGCTGGGCAAAAAATATCTTCATTACCTCCTGTGAGCGACTTGCAATCAGGGGATCAAATTCCTCTTGCAAGAAGCGGTTCTACTTACAAGATATCAGGAGACAAGTTTACATCCCGTGCTCAGATGGACTCTTTGTCAGCCACGGCAGACAGCAAGTTTGCTCTTAAAGCGTCTATTACTAGCTTGTCGTCAACTTGCGATAACAAGTTTGCTTTGAAGAATGCAGCAGCAGGCGGAGATCTACAAGGAACATATCCCAATCCCACTGTAGCAAAGATCAATGGAATGAACGTTTCTAACAGTACTCCAACGGCTGGACAAGTGCTTACATGGAATGGATTTGCTTCAGCTTGGGTCGCTAGTGCTCTTCCTGCTCAATCGTTCAATCTCACAGGAGACGTCACGTCAACAGGAACCACTACGACCTACAACAACGTAGTTCCTGCTACCAAAGGAGGAGCTGGAGCAGTGAATGGTATACTGAAAGCCAATGGAAGCGGAACAGTGAGCGCAGCAACAGCTGGAACGGACTATGTTACTCCAGCTGCGCTAGGAAGTTATGCTACTGTAGCCTCTCTTGGAAGTTATGCTACTGTAGCCTCTCTTGGAAATTATGCTACTGTAGCCTCTCTTGGAAATTATGCTACTGTAGCCTCTCTTGGAAATTACGTTGCATCATCTTCCTTCACTCAATCGCTGGCATCCTCCGGTTGGCAAAAACTTCCTGGTGGACTAATCATCCAATGGGGAAGCGTTGCTGGTTCATATGCTACATCCACACCTACAACTTTTCCTATATCATTTCCAAATGCTTGTAGTGTTGCTGGAGCAATGGAATTGCCAGACAACTCCACACCATCATGGTTTTTTATAACTGGAAAAACTAATAGTGGATTTAGTTGGAATTGGAACAGAAACGGTGGTTATACTTCCAGTGCAACTCTTCGATGGACTGCTATCGGCTACTAAAATAAATACAATTTTATGTTCTACTCAAAATCTACTCAAGGGTTCTATGACCCGGAAATTCATGGCTCCAACATTCCTCAAGATGCTGTTGAAATCAGCGCTTCGCTTCATGCTGAACTGCTAGCAGGACAAGCCACAGGAAAATCAATCCAGGCAGACGACAACGGTTGAGCCTCAACTCCCTGCTCCTGAAGACCTGGCTGCTCGAGTTGATGCTCAACGAGCTGCTGCTTATGCTGTAGAAGCTGATCCTTTGTTCTTTCAAGCACAACGAGGAGAAGCAACTCAAGAGCAGTGGCTTGCAAAGGTACAAGAGATCAAAGCAAGATTTCCCAAGCAATAACAACAATCAGACAACAAAAACACCTGTGTGTCAAAAGAGACCACAGGTGTTTTTTGTTGTTCTGAGAAAATTACTCCCAAAGAATGCTCACAGTTCCAGAATCAGCACCGTTGATGATAGTGAACTACCATTTGACTTCCGGTCCTTAAAAGTACGACAAAGAGGTTTGTTTGATTTTTGCTTCATAAGTACTTTGGTGGCAATCAAGATCTCCAATTTAGAGCAGATTTCTCAGTTATACAGTCAGAAGGACTATTACTACAAAGACCTTCATTTGGACTTTACTCGCGACGGAAACTTTTCTCCTGCTTTGAACAGAAACATCGAGGGAAATGACGTGCAAGTTGATTATGATGAAAGCGCGATCAAGAACTCGCTCAGAAACTTGTTCAACACAAGACCTGGACAAAGATTTTTGTTTCCAAAGTACGGACTTGACCTCAATCAATATTTGTTCGAAGCAGTCAGTGAGTTCAATGGTCAAATCATTGGTGAAAACATTGTCACAAGCATCAAAAACTTTGAACCCAGAGTAGTTGTCCGAAGATGTGACGTTGTAGCAAAACCAGACGATAATGAATATGACATCACGATAATTGTTGAAATTCCTATTCTCAACACAAACGCTTCCATAAATATGCTACTAGACGCTCGAAACAAGTCATTCATTCTAGTAGAAACTTCCAGAAACAGATAACATGGCAACCGAACCAACATACAATTTTCCTCTTGAATCAAACAGCTATGCTGCTTTTGATGCCATATCTCTTCGCAATCTCATCATCCAGAGGTTGAATGATCAAGGAATTGTCACAGATCAAAATTATATTGGATCAAACCTTGCTTCAATTATTGACATCATTTCGTATTCGTTCAATACGCTGATCTACTATCTCAACAGAACAAGCACAGAGTCTACCTTTACAGAAGCTCAGCTGTATGAAAACATCAGCAGGATTGTCAAAATTCTTGATTACAAGCCCGTGGGATATCAAACATCTACTCTGGCGTTTCAATGTTCTGCTGACAAAACTTTTCCTGCAGGAGCATACACAATTCCGAGGTATTCGTATTTGATGGTTGGAGGAATTCCTTTTTCTTTCAACGAAGACATTTCATTCAATGTTCCCAAAAACAATGTTGCTACAGAACTTGCTGATCTCGCAAACAAGAAACTGTTGTTCCAGGGAGTGTTTCGTGAAAATCCAATACACATTGCAGCAGGAGATCCCAGCGAAGTAGTCACTGTGAACGTATCAAATGCATATGTTGATCACTTCAATGTTGATGTGTATGTATACGAATCCCGTAGACAAAAATGGATTCAGTACAAAAATGTTCCCAATTTGTATACAGAGCAGGCATTTTCAAGATCATTTGAAAAAAGATTGAATCCAAATTCGTTGTACGAAATTACCTTTGGAGACGGAATCAACGGAAGAAGGCTGGAAACCGGAGACCAGGTGGCTGTTTATTATTTGCAAAGCTCGGGAACAAAAGGAGTAATAGGTCCTGGAGCACTGGCTACAAGAACTGCATCAGCTCCTGTAGTTTTCTCGTCAACAACTTACAACAAGATCCTGGCTGATGTCAATGAAGAAGGTTTTAATTACATCAACACGAATCAATTCAAAAGCGTGATCTTCAACAACGTCGTGGGATCAACCATTCCGAAAGATGTCGAAACATCGGACAGCATCAGAAGAAACGCTCCTGCTAATTTTAAAAGCCAATACAGGCTGGTGACAGGAGACGACTATGAATCATTCATCAAAACAAACTTCGCGAACTTTGTTTCAGACGTCAAAGTATTTTCAAACTGGGATTACACAGGAAAGTACTTGAAGTATTTTCATGACATGAACGTCAATCCTGGAGGATTTCAACAGATTCTTCTGAATCAAGTATTGTATGCTGACTCCTGTAACTTCAACAACATCTATGTATGTGCTTTTCCAAAAGTATCTCAGGGATCGACTTTGAAGTATCTTCTTCCTTCTCAAAAAGAGATTATCGTATCCAACATACAAAACATGAAGACGCTGACTTCTGAAATCACTTTCATGGATCCTGTATTCAAAGCAGTGAACTTTGGAGTAAAAACAAATGAGCGAGTGAATATTGCTGACAGCGCATCATGTCAATTGCAGATAATCAGGCCCAAAAACAATCGGAGATCATCCAGCAGCATCCGACGAGAAGCAACAACCGCGTTTCAAACGTTCTTTGATCTTCAGAACGCTGTTCTGGGCGGTGTGTTTGATTACAGTCATCTCATGACCAATTTGTTGTCAATTGATGGAGTATCCAAGGTCCTCACGACAAGAACTGATACAAATGAATCGTTTGATGGACTATCGCTGTTCATGTGGAATCCTACATATCCTGAGCTTGACAAACAGTCTGTGGTGAACAATTTGACCATGAAGGATTTTGAGCTAATTTATTTCGACGGACTGGATACAATTGAATCAAGAATTGTAGTTGTTGACGAACCTTAGAACTGACATGGAAATCCCCGTAAATTTTACAGTATCACCAAGCAGTCAACAAGGAGATGTATACGGAACAGAATTTGTTTTTGTTGCAAATCTTCCAGTTGAGTACACTTCTTTTGCTTGGAGTTTCGGGGACAACACCACAAAATACAACTCTATCACAGCTTCTCATGTATACAACTATCCTGGAATTTACACAGTTGGATTGTCTGCATGGACAAACTTTGGTCAGATGTTTGTTGATGCTGCCACTGTAAATGTTGATTATGTTTACAGAGACTCGGTAGTATTTCAGCAAATTCCGACAAGCTCAGGGACTCCTGGACGCCTGTCTGACGTTCCTTTTGTTGTCTCGCTGACTTCTGCAAAAATAGATCAGCCTTTGTCTATTGTTCTGCAACCGTTCAATACCAGATCTGTTCCTCATTATGCAATTCCTGAGAAATGGAAATTTCTTACTCCAAGATGGAAGTTTGTTGATGCCGCTGAGCCTTCAAAAATTCTTCAAGGACCATTGCCTTTGTCAACTGTTCCGATTTACCAAGATTCACGAGTAGTCGCAGTCAAAGCAGAAGCATCTTTTTATTACGTTGATGATCTGTCTACAGGAGCAGGCTCTGGAAATGAGTGCCCTCTTTTGATCACAGCAACGCTGAGTACAGAAGGATTTTCATATCCTCCTGAGTCATTGATCTATCCCTACGCTGGATACAGCAACAGCGAAGTTGCTCGAGCAGTAATAGCATGGCAGATTAGTGATGCCATTCCTACCAAGCTCAAAGTTACTGAAAACTATCTCAACGACGTTTATCCTTTGAAGTGGTCCGGCGTTCCGATTCCTGTAATGATCACATGCGAGTCAGACACTTCCATGCTATCAAGCTTCAGTGAAGCCGAGAGTGTGAGTGCTGCTGTGCTGTCGTATCCCAGAACAAATGAGCTCGGCAGCCAATATCCTGTGGTGCTGTCCTTGTCTTCAAGCGCCATGCATCTAGTATCAGGAGTTCATTACACAGTAGATGAATACAAACCATACTTCAAAGCTACTGATGAATACGGAAACATCGCCAGCGGTTATGTGTTCACGACAATCACGCCATCCAGTGCTTTGCTAGCTTTGAGTGGCTCGTCTTTTGTGGTCACTGCCAGCACAATTGCTGTAAATCAACTAGGAGGAACATCAAGTTTTGAGTTTCCTGTTGGATATCCAATACACTCAGATGTGTATATCTCGAATCCAGAGAAGAGTAACATCAACAAGATCAACATAGTGAGTCATTCTGTTAGCAGATGTGCCTCAGTTGAATATTACAAAAATCTCGGAATTCTCGTCGAAGGAAGCGCCTCTTTCATCAAGGTTCCTGCTATATCTTCTACTAATTTGGTGAACTATACCTTGTCGGGGACTGCTGCTGTATACGGAATGTCTTTCAATCCGCTAAAAAATGTTTTGTATACATGCGACGTTGATCAAAATCTTGTCAGCTCTTATTCATCTGGATCAATTCTAACCAAAACTGTTCAACTATCAGGGTTGTTTGGCAACGAGGTGCTGTGCCCGTCTTGCGCGTCGATTGATCGAAACGGGAACGTGTGGATCTCTTTGTTTGACGATCATAAACTGATCAAATTTGATTCAAATTTGAATTATTTGTTGTCTGCAATACCTGCTCCAGGAGTCGACAACTTCATTTCTCTTGACGATACGGATCCTGGACTGCTGACTCAGGAGGATACATTCTTGATTGAACAGGACGGATCCGAAATTGATATGTCTGCAACTAACCCTCCTGTAGTAGAAACAGACATGAACAACAATGTGTGGGCATGCTATCCAGATGCAGTGAACAGCTTGCTAGTGAAGTTTGACTCTGACGGAAACGAGCTTCTCAAGGCTCAAGATTTTCCTGGAAACAGCGTTCCAGTATCTCTTGCAATCAATGCATCCAATGGAATATGGGTGGCATGCAAAAACACAAACAACATCGTTTGTTATGATGCGGACGGAACGTTTGTGAGTGCCGTATCATCGTTTCTTCGTCCAAGCTATGTTGCAATGGATCGATCCGACAATGTCTGGGTTGTGCATGGCTATGATCTCTGCAGCGTGTACAACACAACAACCTCTGAGATCAGCACGTGGAAGGTTTCTGCTTTGTCTCGAGAGATGACACCAATCGATGAATATACTTCACAAGACGTCGAAAGATCTTTGAACCAAGACGAGATCTGGGGAGGACTTGCTGTTGATGTATACGACAGAGTATGGATCATTGACTCTCTCAACAACATTGTACTTGGATTTCCAGCAAATGATCCATACAGCTTGAATTCATACAACGTGCTTCCTACATCTGATACGCAGTATGTGATCAAAACAGGAGACTCGTTTGTCACAAATATTCCTGTAGATAATTCAAGATCAGCACAAGCTGGAGGAGACTGGACAGGAAACAGATGGTACCAGAAATATGCTGGAGGATATAATGCTGTTCCTGTTCGAGGCCATTCTACTGAATTCAAGGTGTATGATCTGGACCGATCTTTTCAGGTCGCAAAAACAAACGAGACGTTTGATTACGCTGCTTATTTCAAGTCTCTTGCTCTTCCTGAGATCCTTAATCAAAATACAACTCTGTTTGAGTTTTTGTCTGCTGCAGGAGGAGATGGAAATCCTTTGATAGAAAGTCCTGGTCGAGTTGCATACGAAAGAATTGCAAATTTTGTTGCAAACAACGGAGACTATGAAACAGCAGAAATTGATAATCTGCTGTCATTTGCTCAAGCAATGTCTGTCGACTCAAAAACTTTCGGAAACAATTTTCCGGTTGCTGTAAACCGTCTGTTGAATTTGTTTTCTGTTCCCAAACAACAGCTCAGAGGAGTGCTGAATCTTGAAACGGATGTCATGAAAAATATTGGGCCAATTTTGACTGATACTGCAATGATCACTGCCGACAAATACTATTTTATCAAAGACAGGAAATACGCAACTTATCAACTGATGTACACAAACACAGTGAACCTGTCTTCTGTATATCCCATCAGCAAAATTGAAATAGAAGGATTGCGGCAACCAGTGCTCGACAACTATTACTTTTTCATGTATGACGATCAAAACACAGACGAAACAAAACCTTTCACTGGAAATTTGATTGACTGGAATTCTCCTTATACAACAATCTCTTACAATCTGTCAACAAACGAGGAATGGTATGGAGACGGAGGATTGGTAGAAACCATGTTCAATAATCTGCTGACAAAAGAACTTTGTGTCAAGTGATCGGAAATGACCGATAAATACTGTTAGTGGAATCCGTCTATCTCAAACAACTTTTCAAAAATACTCCAGAAGGAGGATCTTTGGATGTCAATGCGCCCTTTTCGTATCTGGAATGGAAAGAGCGTCTTCCTTCTGTTGTTGAAAAAGATGCTGTTTATCACTACAACACATATGTTTTAGACTGGTTTGCCAGAAACAAACAAAAGACTGTGTCTCAATCTTTTGTTCTTCGACAAAAGTATTTGTATCTGCTTGATCAGTTACAGTTGTTTTTCACAAAAGAAGAAAAGAATACGTGGTACTCTCAAGTAAATTTGGCAGACGAAAAAGAGCTCCTGCTGGCAATTCCATACTTTGCTAAAAAACTCAAGGACATAGCCTTGTACTATCTCAATCTTCGGAAGCGCCTCAAAAACGCAAAGCTGAAATACAATGCCGTTGGTACTGCTGCAGGAATTGAACAAGAGGTTTACAGATATCTTCTGGAAACGTTCTCGACTGATAGCGATGATTTGTCTCCTGGTTTGTACTCAACAATTCCTTCTTTTTCTGCACTGCAAACCAATCTCGTAGTGCAAGTCGAAGAATTGTATGATGACAAGCAGTATTTTGATCTTTCGCCTTCCGTGCCTTTGACAGAGTATTTTGACTTTTTTCACAAGCCTACTGCAGATTTTTTGGCAACTCAGGGAATTGAATTGTCTTCGTCCGATTGGTTGTTTCAATCGTTCAACATACCAATGTCGACAAACTTTGATTCTGCGTTCAGCTCCTTGACTGGATCTATTTTTGAGCAGTCAGACGCGGCACTGTACACCAGTATCGTGAACAAGTACATTGCAGAAAACAAATATGAAATGATATTTTCTGCTCAGCTGACATCAGTTGATGTCACTGATGTGAGCGTTGCTCAAGGGAACAACTACTTCTATTATCCATACGGAACGCTTGATGCTAGCATTTCTATTCCTGGTCAGATTCAAAAAGTTTCTTTGAGTTCAATAAACATAGGATCTCCTTCAGGAGGAACTTCTTTGGAAAACTCTGACACCATATTCATAAAAAACGGAAACGAAGTAAAGAGTGCCTGGTTGCGTTATCAAGAATACGAAGAATACGCAAAGACCGTCAAAGCTGTGATCACAAAGGACAGCACTACTCAGTTCATTTATCCGTTTCCTGGATATGGACTGTCTGGTCAGGATCTGCCTTGGACAGGAGCAGGGTTTGAGACCAATCCAGAGTATAACTTTCTGACCAAAGAGCTCAAAGCACAAGTCAATCAAGCTTACTGGTCTCAAACTTTGTCAGCAGACTCATGCAACACTTTGCTCATCAACAACACCACTCTTGTGAGCGGAGG